AGTACGACCCGGACATGGACCAACTGCTGTTTTACCTTCCACTTTCAGGATCAGCATTTAAGAAAGTCTATTATGACGGTCTCTTGAAGCGTGCGACTGCAAAGTTCATTACCAGTGAGGATTTGGTGATCAACTACATGGCAACGGATCTGGAAAGTGCGGATAGGGTAACGCATGTCATCAAGACAAACGGAAATGACGTAAGAAAGCAGCAACTAGGAGGGTTCTACCGTGACGTGGAGCTTCCAACAGGACAAACGGAGTCATCCGATACTGTTGATAAGGTTGATGAATTGCACGGAGTTGAAAAGAATTATTCATCCGATGACGACGAGCATGTTATACTGGAGATGCATGTCAATGCCGATGTACCTGGATTTGAGGATACATCCGGCGTAAAGCTTCCTTACATAGTTTCAATAGACCAATTTTCAAGGACTGTTCTTTCCATAAGAAGAAACTGGAAAGAGGGTGATCCTAATTTTGCAAAGAATGATTATTTTGTACACTACAAGTTCCTCCCAGGACTAGGGTTTTACGGCTTTGGTCTAATACATATGTTAGGTGGGTTGTCAAGAACTGCAACAAGTGTTTTGCGGCAGTTAATTGATGCAGGTACTCTTGCCAATCTGCCAGCAGGTTTCAAGGCACGTGGAATGCGAATACGAGACCATGATGAGCCTTTACAGCCAGGAGAATTTCGTGATGTGGATGTGACAGGAGTTTCAATCAAGGAATCACTGCTCCCACTTCCATACAAGGAGCCATCACAGGTTCTATTCGCCCTCTTAGGTTTTGCTGTTGACGCAGGAAAATCATTTGCTGCAATTGCAGACATGAAGCTAGGGGAAGGAAATGAACAAAATCCTGTAGGAACTACACTCGCACTGATTGAGCGTGGAACAAAGGTCATGAGTGCAATACACAAGCGATTGCACTATGCACAAAAGATTGAGTTTAAGTTATTAGCAAAAGTATTTCAGATTTATCTTCCACCGCAATATCCTTATATGGTTGTTGGTGGAAACCAAATGATTAAGCAATCGGATTTTGATGACCGTATTGATGTTATTCCAGTATCCGATCCTAATATATTTTCAATGGCGCAGCGTGTCACATTGGCGCAACAGCAACTTCAATTGGCAAGTGCTGCACCACAGTTACACAATTTGCGTGAAGCATACAGGAGAATGTATGACGCAATGGGTGTGGACAATGTGGAGGCAATACTGAAGCCGGATCCGGAGATGCCGGAACCTATGAGCCCAGCAATGGAGAATGCAGGCGCGATGCGTGGAAAAGAGCCAAAGTCATTTCCAATGCAGAACCATATGGCGCATATGCAGGCACACGCCGAATTCATGTTTACAAGGATGGTACAAATTAATCCGCAGTTGTATGCAATGCTACAAGCACACGTCTCAGAGCATATTTCATTGATTGCAGGACAACAGGTGCAGGAAAAATACAAACAGCAATTACAGCAGTTACAACAACAAATGCAACAGGCACAACAGAATCCACAAGCAATGCAACAACTGCAACAGCAACAGGATCAATTAGTAAACCAGCAAGCTGCGGAACAGGCACAAATTGAAGCACAAATGACTCAACAACTAGCGCAAGATGAAGAGGCTAGAATGAAACGAGAAGCTCAAGATCCACTGATCAAGCTTAAACAGCAAGAAATTGACTTGAAGGCAATGGAAACACAAATGAAATTGCAGAAGGACATGATGGTGGATTCTGAAAAGCTTGACCTTGAAAGGGACAAGCTGGAAGCGGAAACAAGTATTGACTTGATGAAAGCGTCAGCAGATGTTAATAAGGAAGATTCCACAGAAGCAATGGCGCTTCTAAAAGAGAATATGGCAGCCACAAGGGAAGCCATGAAAAATGAATCAGCAGAAAGGGTTTCAAGGGAAAATGCAAGATCAAAAACAAACGGACAAAATAAAAAAACAACTTGAAAAGATTAGCACGGTGATGCAGAAGGTCGAGAAGGTTGCCAAGGACGAAATATCTTCCCGTGAAGACTACTTGCAAGTTTGCGGTGCTTTATTGGCGGTAACCCGCAATATGTATGTTGAAGCATTAGGTCCTTTTGATACTGCAAGAATGTTTGAGGCTGCTGCGAACAGTTTTCAAATACAGGAAGAACTTATAGAAGTTTTTCGTGATGGTGAAAAGCCAACTATACACTAATGCCATTCAAGTCGGAGAAGCAAAGAAAATATATGTGGGCGAAGGAGCCAGCAATCGCAAAGAGATGGACGGAAAAATACGGAAGCAAACCAAAGAAAAAAGGTGGAGTAATCAAAAAACGAAAAGGAGGAATTGCAAATGCCACAGGTAGGAAGTAAAAAATTTCCATACACTTCAGCCGGAGTGTCTCAAGCGCAGAAGCATGCGCGTGCCACAGGACAGAAAGTCAATATGGCCGGATACAAGAAGGGTGGAACTAAGAAAAAGTATAAAGCAGGTGGAACAGTGAAGAAGAAAGGTGGAGTAGTAAAGAAGAAATATCACCATGGCGGCCGAGTCAGTGGCGGTATGAAAGATAAACAATGTTAACAAGGAGGTAGATATGAATTTATTTAAAGATCTTTGGGCGCATCTGAAGGAATGGAGTGACTGGAAATTGAAGGATTGGATAAAAGCCGGAATTTTAGTAGTCATAGTTCTGGTTGTGCTTAAAGTAATAATTATAGGTGGATAATGCCTGAAAGACCACAATTTGAATTGGAACGTGATGCTCAAAGAAAAGTATCACGAGACCTTTTAGCTCAAAAAGCTGCAAGCAGTAGACCTGGACAGGTATACCATACTATGACATCCTTACAGGACCGTATGTCCCGTCCAGGTTATACGCCTGCACGAGCAGATACTGATCAATTAAAAGCTCTTAGACGCGACTGGAACAGAAACCAGAAGTATACTCCTCAGGGCATGCGTGTTTCTGGTGCTACTTCCCCATTGGATGCACAAAAAAGATTCATGGATACTACGGAAACTTTCCGTCAGGCAAATAAACCAGCCTATAATAAGATGTACCCACTCACAGGTGGATACATGGATATTTCAGAAAAAGGCGGACTGTGGGGTGCCCTACTTTCAGAAATAGCTGGAAAGACAAAGAAGGGAATTGAGGATTTTGGTGATTATATTGGAAGTGGTATTACTAGTGCTCTTGCAGGAGATAGCGAGGAAGAAAAGGCGGACTATATAGCAAAGACATTTGGACCTTATCCAACGGATATACACCCAGGATTGCAGATAGAAGAACCATTATTAGTAGACGAGGAACCTATTAGGGGTGTTGATGTAGTAGATGATATTACAGTATCAGATTTACCTGTTGAACCAATGCCTACTCCAGATTATATGGATCCAGAATATTTTGACTGGGTAGATAAATATTATGATGATTTTACTGAAGAGGGAATTCCTAAAAGACCACCTGAAGTGATACCAGGATACGAAACATCTTATGTGGATAGATTTGCTCCTGTGGAAGAAGATATTGTAGAAGAAGTTGCTCCACCACTTCCTCCGTATGACGATCCAAGGACGGAGAGCGGAATAGCAAACTTAATGCCGGGTGGACCACTTTATGATGCCATACCTTGGAAACAAAGATTGAATATGCGCATAGCTGATGAAATGAGAAAGAGAGGACCGCATTACCGTGAACCCGTAACTTCATACTACGGTTCCAATTGGTATGACGAATATAAAAGAAAAATGGAAAATGAGATGGAGATTGCCAAAGGCATAAGATCTCCTATGGATAGATAATGCCACCAAGAGATTATTATGCACAGCGAACAGGTGGTGGATCTTCTACACAAAATAGAAATACAGGACAAAGTGGTGGACAAAGTGGTGGCCCTCCAGGAAGAGGAGACACAGGACCGAGCCAGGCGGCTATAGAATCAGCAAGAAGAGCAAATGAAGCTTCCGCGGCAAGAAGAGAAATAGAACAAAGACAACAAGAAGAACAGGATTATTTTGATACTACTTGGGCAGAGGCAGATAGAACTAAATCTGCTAAAGAGGTTTATGGAAAAGGTGCTGTACCAGCAGGTAAAAGGCAACAATATACCCATGAAACAATGGGGCACCAACCTTGGATAAGTAAATTAATACAAGATTTATCACCTGAAACTTTAGAGTTTTGGGGTGTTAAATCTGGTGCTCAAACAATACCCCAGGAACTTTATCAACAGTTAATTCAAGGAAGCATTGTAAGTGGTGGTGAGGATGTTGAAACTCAACATCTTTATGACACAGGACAAAAGTGGGCTAGTGGAGCTGATGTTGATATTAATCCTTGGAGTAGCAAGGGGATAAGTGTAGGAACTTGGGAGGACATAGGAGCAGGAGAGCATCCTATGTTTCCAGGTGGATTACAACAGTACTATAGCGATATGGCACCATCTTTTTATGCTGATAAACCGAAGTTTGACTATACTGGCAGTTTAGGTGGACCTGGCGGAGGCTGGGGCTACGGTGGCGGCGGTGGCGGCGGTGGCCAAGGTGGATATGGATATTATGGAGACCCACGAAGAGGAAATCCAATTGAGCAAATGGCAGGTTTCTATACCCCACAAGCCAATTTACAACAGGCGATGATTAATGTACATAATGTACCAACAGGGTTTCAAATGAAACGCGGTGGAATAGTGAGTTTATTGAGGTTAAATTAATGTTCGGATTACCAGTGGAAATGATTACAATGCTAGGATCCAGTATGCTAGGTGGCTTTATGACCATCTGGGGACAGTCCATCAAGGCGAAGCAGGCGGAGCAGAAGATGCTCCTTGCACGCGGAAAGTTCCAGATGGAGGCGATTGAAAAGGCAAGGCAGTATGACAATAAGGGATTTACATGGACGAGGAGGATAATCGCCCTTACGGCGGTATTCTTCATTATCGTCTGGCCCAAGATTGTTCCAGTCTTCTTTGACGTTTCAGTCTTCCTGACATGGACGGAGTTCTCAAGGGGATTCTTTTTC